TTGAAAGACCAAACCATAGCATGGCATTCAAAACTACAACAAACATAACAAACTTTTTCATAATATATCCTTTCTCATTATTTATGGATACATTATACACTAATTGGACCATAGAGTCAAGCACTTTTTTGCTTATTTTTGCGTTTTTTTATGTTTTTTTTGATGGCTGCGACAGTTTTGTTACTATTCCGGTCGTACAAATTTGTCATTCCAACCAAATGCCTCTTTGACAACTGATTCGGTAAGACCTTTATACATTTTATTCAATGATTTGTTCTTCATACCAAGTAAGACCTTTGCCTCGTCTTGATGAAGACCCTCTAACATTTGAATAAACATTTTTTCTTTTTGTACTTTGTTAGTAGCATTATCAGCGCCTTTTACGAAATGCCATAGTCTTTTAGATTCGTTTCTTAATAGACCATGTTCAGTTCCTATAGGAGCCTCGTTTGCCATGAATGGTGGGTCGCCTGCTGGTAAATCCCATGCAATATTAGGGTCAAAAGCACCTTTCAATACTTGTTTAAGAGGTGCTGTTGCGTGTTCTCTTAATACTTGAATTTTTTTAGGTTTATCTTTTGCGTTATTGACTTTTTTTAGAATTTCAGACATTAATTCTACTGTCTGACCCATACCAGATGTGCCTTGATTTGTTTTCATAGCAGCTGGATTCATTAAATGTGGGTGTCTTGCTTGTTCGGCCATAATTTCTCCTTCAGTTTGAATATATATTCGATAATATTATTTATCCATCTTTGTTTAACAATTGTCATCTGGTGGTCCTTTATCATTATTGTCTTTATAGTTACTATCTAAATTTGTTAGTAAAAACCATAATACTATAATTGATACAGGTACACCAATAAAAAATAATCCTGTCATTAAAACTTTCTAACAATATGTCTTCTTAATGCTCTAGTTAATTCTTCCATTTTATCTATAATAGCAATTAAACTAGGGTCTGTAATATAATTTCTTTGTTCTTTTAATTTATCATATTCTTTTAATGATATCTGCACCATTGGACTTGGTGGCGCCGCTTCGTTTTCCATTGTGGCGTCTAACTGTCTTTGTTTTTCTTCACTATCTGTCATAAAAACCTTTGGTTGACCTAAATGAAAACGGAGGACCTGGGGCCCTCCGTCTCCTGATTTTAAATTATGCTGAGTAAGCGACTTGCTTACCAAACACAGCAGTAATACCAGCAGCTATAATAGCTTTTGATGGTGTTCCTACTCTGTAAGAAACGCCTTTAGAACCACGATTTTCATAAATCATCATTCCTTCGTTTCTAAGTTTGCCAACCATTGCAGCTGGTGACCTTAGGTCATATGTAGTTCTTAGTTGTTTCCAAGATACATCTGAACCTTTTGCAAAAAGATTTCTCACTTTTGCTGTTTTTGATAGTTTAGCTTTTGCCATAACTTTATCTCCTTTTAGGGTTTTTAAAAAATTAAACATATGTTTAATGTCCTTTCTGTGAGTTTAATGTACTCCTACAATTGCCAGGCAAAGCGTACTTTAGTAGTTTGGCCGGCGAATTCTTATTTGTCATTATCTGGTTCAAAATCAGGTGTAAAATGTACATCTGCCATGTCTGATAAATCTCTAACTTCGTCCTCAATATCTTTTGAAAAAGGTTTATGTGGTCTGTGTTTAATATCTAACAACTTACTATAATCTAGTCTAGCAGATTTGTTTTTACCACTTGTGTTTAATGTTACCATTTTATCAGTTAATGTTTGAGCAGGATGTTTTTTGTTAAAATCACGGTAAACCAGTCCTCTAATTGTATCAATTACAAGTGCCAAGTCAGCCGTAAATGTCATTTGATTTGTTCTAATACCCATAGCTACAAACTTATCTAATAATTGATATGCAATATCATCAACATTTCCTTCTACAAATTCTTTCGTTTGTTGTTCAACTAAACGATTATGTTCCTTTGGGTCAACAGGATGTTGGACTTTTTCTTTGTCTTTAATTCTGTTGGTCGGAAATAGTATAATGTTGTCGTCACTCAATTATCTCTCCTTTGAAATTTACTTTACCTTTTTCATTAAAGTGTTCTACAAGTTGATTATAACCACCAATTAAATCTCCATCAATCTTAATCTGTGGCATTTGCCTCACATTCTTACCAATGTCTTCAATTAGTTTACTAGGGTCAGAACCAAAGTCTTTTTCTAAAGATTTTTCTTCGTATTCAAGGCCAAGATTTTTTAGCAAGGTTTTGGCCTTGTTACAATAAACACAATTGTTTTTACTATAAACTGTTATTGTCATTTTTATTCTTTAGGTTGTCCCATGCCTTTTTACTTTCATCATTTAGATTGTAAGCGTCAACAGCTTGTTCAATAGTGTAGTTATACATCTTATTAAACTTACCTAGAGGCAATCTCATACCTATCCATGTTCTATAATAACCATTTTTAGTCATAGTTACATCTTGTGCAAATATCTCATAACCTCTTACAGGTGTATCAGTTATTTTATTTACAATAGCACTTTCAACTTCGGTCACTACAGTTTTTGTTTCAGTTTTACCAAGTTCTTTGATGAATTGTTTTGATTCTTTATTCATCTCACCCTTGATTATATCTGCCAATTCAGATTTAGCCATCATTTTAGCTTTCTCTATTGACAATTGTAAATCTGGAGAAACAGCTGTTGCAACACCATAGATACATTGCTTATCATTATCTTCACTTGTTAACCATGAAGTATCACAAGCTTTTGATTCATTGATATCTGCCATGTACCACGCTGGTACTTTATCAACAGTATTTCCTTTCTCAGATTTTATCTTATAGGTACTATTCATACTAGAACAGGCACTTAGACCTACAATAGCTACAAGAGCACCTAGTTTCATCATTTTATTTTTCATCATATTTTACTTTCCCTTACATTATATACTAACTCTTGTATAAAGTCAAGCGTGGATTGAACATATGTCCAGGCATCCTCACTAGATACATCATACAGTATCACTAACACAAGAGCAACAATAATTAGATATCTAATCATTATTTCACCTCCCAATCACCATTTACATCTAAACATACTTTTCCTGGTGTTTTAAAAGCATGTCCTGACCGACTATATTTTCGGCAGTATTCAGGTGTATTCACATCATGGTAATAAAATTGTGCAAATAAGTCCCAATAACCTGGGGTGTCAATGCCTTTTTTACCATCAGCACACTCTAAAATTTCTCTTTTTGTAATAGTATCGCCTTTTTGTACTATTTCAATTTTTATAAAACAATATTGACCATCAGTTTTTTCTGGTGATATAGATTTAATTTTACTATGTAATACTTGTTCACCTGCAACTGCAACTCCTGTTATGATTAAAAATATAATCATTATAAAAGTCCATGTTAAGTATCGTCTTTGATTATTCCAAGGGTCAAACATATTTTCTCAATTCTTCTATACTTTGTTTTGTATTATATATCTCTTCTTCAAGATTGTCAATGGTGGATTGCTTATTAGTAATTTCAATCTCCTCTTGCTTTTCTTTAACTTCGTTCTCTAATTGTTCTATTCTCTCACTATATCTATTTTGATATGTCATGGTTTTTCTATCCATTGTCCGTCTGGTAATTGACAAGCAGTACCAAATACTACTTCTCTTTTAACGCCTCCGATACCAATTAATGGCCAACTACTAGTAATATCTACTGTTGCGTCATAATCTTTACACTTGATAGGTCCTTGTGTATATGACCTTGTAACATGAATAATACCTGAATTACCTGTTTGACTATTGTACCAATTTGTATAACTAGAACCTGAACCACTTGTGTTTAAATGGTCTACAAATACAGCATTGTGTACATCATAATCTGATTTATACATTAACTCAGCGCCTGCAAATCCTCCTAGTAAGGCACATGCACCAGTAACATAAGGGTCTGAAACACCTAATGATACACAACCTGCAACGGCTGAACCTGCACCGGCACCAGCACCAATATGTGTTCTATTAATCGAACTGCAATTGGTCAGGAACACCAATGATAGT